CAGGTTGGGGATCGGGTTTGGTATCGGGTCAGAAGTCAGGTCAAGGGTCGGGTTAGAGATCAGGTCTGGGAGCAGGTCGAAAGTCAGGTCTGGGATTGGGTCAGATATCAGCTAGAACAGGAACTAAACCAATGAAATCTGTTAAGGTTCGGGTCAGGGATCAGGTCAGGGATCGGGTCAGGGATCAGGTCGTGGATCAGGTCTGGGGTCAGGTCTGGGATCAGGTCTGGGATCAGGTCAGGGATCAGGTCAGGGGTCAGGTCTGGGATCAGGTCTGGGGTAAGGTCGGAGGTCAGGTCTGGGATCAGGTCAGGGATCAGGTCTGGGTTCAGGTCAGGGATCAGGTCTCGGTTCAGGTCAGGGATCAGGTCTGGGATCAGGTCAGGGGTCAGGTCATAGATCAGGTCTGGGATCAGGCTCGAAAGGAACTAAACAAAGGCCTTTCAATTCTCTAAATCATCGTGTAATCTATCAAAAGCGAACATAGCAAATAGGAGCTATACATCATGGCAAACGAGAAGATTAAGAGCTTGACTAAGCAGCAGGAAGCTCTCTTTCCTGTCTATGTTGAACGGTGGAAAAAGATCGGCCTTTCGACGGAAAGAATGGATAGAGAGGCCGCCATCGCTGCCGCGAAGAAGGCCTATCGTTTGGTAGGTCTGAAGGAGCCTACCAACTTCTACTTTACCAAGTCTCCTATCGACGCGGTAAACTTCATTAAGAAGAATTTGGACAAGAAAAGCTCTAAGTCTGAAATCTTCGGACAAATGATCTATGGCTGTCACGAGGCCCCTTGGCTTAGTTTCTACTCATTCTTCAAGGAACAGTGCAATCTCGAAGTCTGTAACAAGCTCGAAGGCTTGATGGAGTTGGCCGATCATACAGGTTGGCTGTCTGTGTATGAAGATACTGTAGTCTTTCAAGAAAAGCCCACCGTCATTCACTTCGACGATCAAGACAGGCTTCATTGCGAGACTGGTCCTGCCGTCGAGTACGAGGATGGTTTCGGTATCTACGCTTGGCATGGTGTTTCCATTCCTAAAGAATGGATCGAAAAGCGCAGCGAACTAACGCCTAAGATCGCCCTCGGTTGGTCTAACATCGAACAGCGCCGAGCCGCTTGTGAGATTGTGACATGGGCGCGAATTCTCCGCGAGCTTAATGCTAAGGTGGTCGATGCCGATGACGATCCGATGATTGGAACGCTTGTCGAAGTGGACATTCCCGATGTAGGTACTGAGAAGTTTCTCAAGGTCATTTGTGGGACTGGTCGTGAGTTTGCTATCCCAGTTCCACCCACTATGACGAAGGCTCTTGACGCAAACGCTTGGACCTTCGATCTCGACGGTGATACTCTGCGTCAGCTTGAGGTACGTACCTAAACAATTCAGATCATCCAGAAAGGAAAACAGACTATGAAAACCTTCACCAAAATGGCCGCCCAAGGCGACTTCATTATCATGCGTATCAAGGCCCTGCCGAAGGGTCTGGTTAAGGTTGCTCCAGTTCAGGGCAAGCATATCGTCGCTCACTCCGAGACTGGTCACAATCATGTCATGGAAGCAGAGCATGTGACTGCGTACAAGAGCGAGAAGATCACAGATGACAGTAAGTTGTTTGAACTGTTCTTCTCGGTAGAAAAGGACACGCCTATCGAACACTTGCGCTCGTTCGATACTCACGAAACGTTGCTGGTCCCTGCTGGCGACTACATTGTGAAGCGTCAGCGCGAATACGTGCCGGAAGGCTTCCGCAAGGCTGCCGACTAATCGCTAAGAATAATTCAAAATGTAAATGGCGTCTTGGGGTTCCTGCAAGTTATGAATAAGGTATCTCAAGACGCCATTTTATTTCAGACTACAGAGAAGGAGCTTCTTAAATGAGAAGCATCAAGGATCAGGTCTGGGATCAGGTCTGGGATCAGGTCTGGGATCAGGTCTGGGATCAGGTCTGGGATCAGGTCAGGGATCAGGTCAGGGGTCAGGTCTGGGATCAGGTCAGGGGTCAGGTCTGGGATCAGGTCTCGGTTCAGGTCAGGGATCAGGTCTGGGGGCAGGTCAGGGATCAGGTCATGGATCAGGTCTGGGAACAGGTCTGGGATCAGGTAAAAAGGAATTAAATAAATGAAGTCTGTCACGGAACAGGTCAGGGATGATATCTGGGATCAAGCTGACGAGCAGATAGATAATCAGGTCAAGTATAAGGTCTGGTTTAAGGTCTGGGAGTGGGTTGAGGGCGGGATTTTGGATCAGATTGAGGAGCAGACCAAGGAGAAAATCTTGGACCAGATTCACAAGGAACTAAACCGATGAAATCTGTCAAAGATCAGGTCTGGGATGAAGTTGAGATGCCAAGCTGGAACTATATCAAAGATCAGGGCTGGATAAATGTCTGGGATCAAGTTAACGAGGGGATAGGGTATCCGGTCGAGGATCAGGTCAGGGAACAGGTCTGGAGGCAGGTCTGGAATCAGGTTAAAAAGGAATTAAACCAATGACACGAACAATTCTTCATACTAGCCTTGCGGTTATAGCTTTTGGGTTTCTGTTCTTGGGTTTCAAGGAACCTTACAATCCCCCACAAGAACCTATAAAACAAATCTATACAGAAGAAGATTTACATTGGTTGACAATGAACATTTATTTCGAGGCCCGCAACCAACCCCTTGCAGGAATGTTGGCAGTTGGACAAGTTGTATTGAACAGAGTAGAGCATCCTAATTATCCTAAAACTGTAAAGGATGTTGTAACCCAAGCCAAATTAAATGCCAACGGACAACCCATAAGAAACAAATGCCAGTTTTCTTGGTACTGTGACGGAAAGAAAGACGAGATAAATAAAACTGATAAACTCTATTCAAAAGTAGAGTATGCTGCCCGTCTTGTGTTAGAGAGACGTATTCCAGACTTGGTAGATGGAGCGACCCATTACCACACTATCAAGGTCAGAAGAGAGTGGGGATATCCCTTGACAACAGTAATAGAAGATCATATTTTTTATAGAAAACCAACTCCAAAGGGAGCCTGAAATAAATGAACAGCCCTATTCTTATCGTTATCGTTACTTTTATATATGCCCTAGAAGCTCTCCGTCTTGTCTATATCGGACAGTCTGGGCTAGGCCTAACCTTCTTTGGTTATACGATTGCTAACATAGGCTTGATTTGGGCTATCTCTCAGAGTTCATCGAGCCAGTAGCAAATGAAAGACAAACATATTCAGGCGTACATGGCAACGGCACATGCGTTTGCTAATTGTTCGTCGGCCCAGAGGCTGCACGTAGGCTGCATCATTGTAAAGGATGACCGTATCATATCCATAGGATACAATGGTATGCCTTCCGGTTGGACAAACGAGTGCGAGGATTTGTCTTTCTTTTCTGACACCGGCAAGCAGCTTATAGCTCCCCTGCTGGTGACAAAAAAGGAAGTTCTGCACGCCGAAACAAACGCCATAGCCAAGCTGGCGAAAGAGGGCGGAGGGGGAAGAGGAGCCACAGCCTTTATTACCCACGCCCCCTGTCTCGACTGCGCCAAAATAATTTTCCAATCAGGGATTATTAGTGTATACTATGCCCAAAAATATAGGTCGGAAGATGGCCTAAGTTTTCTGGAGAAATGTGGTATACCTTGCACACAAGTGAAGGTAAATTTTAATAACTAAAACAAGGAGTTACACAGATATGACCTTTTCGCTAAAGTCCTTCCTTCGCTTTGAAAATACACTCGGCCATCTTTTTGGCGAGTGTAATGTTACAACAAAAGAAAAGAGTGACGCCACTTACTGGGGATACCACCTAGTCCTAAACTGCGCCGCTTGTGAAATTCCTAAAATTACGAGTAAGAAAAATGTTGATAAGTTCACCCGTGAATTGGTGAAACGTATTGACATGAAGGCATATGGCGATCCTCAGATCGTTAAATTTGGTACAGGAAACAAGGCAGGGTTTACGCTTGTCCAGCTTATCGAGACAAGTAACATTTGCGCCCATTTCTGCGATGGCTCTGGCGATATGTACCTCGATGTATTTTCCTGCAAGCCGTTTGAAAGAGAAACTGTTGAAAATACAGTTAAAGAATTTTTCAATCCACAAAGCATGAATGGAACCTTCCTTCTGCGTAACGCCCAAGACAAGGTATAGCAGTTATGCCGCGCGATTACAAGAAGGAATATGCCACCTATCATTCTTCTTCAGAGCAAAAGAAAAATAGGGCGCAACGTAACGCTGCCCGACGCGATCTTGAGAAAGAGGGTCGCGTAGAAAAGGGCGACGGTATGGAAGTAGATCATAAAGTAGCCATCAAAAACGGAGGGGGTAACACCAAGAAAAACCTTCGTGTTACAAACAAAAAGACTAACAGAGGCTGGCGTAAAGGCAAATCAGGTTATACTCCATAAAATAAATTAGGATATAATATGAAAATAGTTCTGGTTGAATGGTACGATGCCCAGTCTGGGCCTATAGGGTGGAAACCCATGAGAGAAGTCTTGACCATCGAGCCAGCACTGAGTAAAAGTGTAGGCTATCTGTTGAAAGAAGTAAAAAATGGTAAGCACTCCTACATCGTCGTATGTCCACACTTTACAGGCGTTGGATATAAGAATATAGACGGTGATGGAGAAATTGCAATACCTAAGTCATGGATTAAACGAATCGTTGTTCTCATGGACGATAAGGACGTTAAGCATGAACATCTTCTACCTCGATCAAAAAGCTAAGATAGCCGCCGCCTACCACTGTGATAAGCACGTTGTTAAGATGATCCTAGAGTCGGCACAGTTGCTCTCTACGGCCCACCATATCGTTGATGGAGAGCCTTCTATCGAGTGCTATAAGGCTACTCATAAGAACCATCCCTCTGCCGTCTGGGCGCGACAGACAGGGCTTAACTATCGCTGGCTTTGGGAGCTTACTGAGAGCCTTTGCAGAGAATATACCCTTCGCTATGAGAAGACCCACAAGGTAGAGAGTTCTGGGCTGTTGCAGAGACTAGAGTATTTTCCCCGTAAGCTAGAGGCAGGCACTTTTTCAGAGCCTCCGCAATGTATGCCAGACGAGTATAAAGTTGCCGATAACTCTGTAGAAGCCTACAGAAACTACTATAGGGGAGCCAAAGCTGGCTTTGCCGTATGGTACAGAAACCCAGAATTAAAACCTGCATGGTGGACACCATAATAGAAAGACGAACAAAATGGATAATGAATTAGGAAAACTATTTAGTAAAAGAAATCCCCTTTACAAAAGAGAAATTCGTAGATACTATAAAGACCTTATGACCTTTTTTAAGATTATGGGTATTACTATTTTACCTGTTATCTTATACTACATTATCATATGGAGTTTGTAAAATGGGCTTGTTAGACGAGAAACCTAATGTTTTATTTTTCTACATTTACAGAAACTACGTAGAGCGGTCAAGAGAATTTGAGAAGCTGGATGTAAATGAAAAGCTTCAAGAAATTCGCCGCGCAAAAAATCGCTTGACAGTGTTAGAAAATGACGTTATCAATGATATTGAGGCTCTACGGAGACGACCTTAAAAGAGGCTTCTAAAGATGATTGTTAATAACTATAATAATAATATCAACTTACTGTCTCTTATAGAGTCTACTATAGAGGTCTTATCAGATGTAAAGTTGAATGAAGAAATGAACTATAAGAATTTCATTTCTATTTTGTCTTTACACAAAGAGTGGTCTTCTGTATATGAGTCCTTAAAGAAAGGTTCTCTAGAGGAATAGAAATGTCTGATACCTTCAACTATAAGAAATACTCAGAAATCCCTGAACAGATAAAAGAGTATATGTTAGTTGTGACAGGGGAAGTATCTATAGAGAACGTATCCCTTGACGACATCAACACATTTCTCAATGGTTTATTTGAATGGGAAAAAGAAATAGCCTTTGAGGAAATTGCTAGTAGATCATTGAATAGAAATTACAACCTACACTAAACATCATGAACCTAGACAGAACAAAGAACCTTCTGCTGAACATTGCAGAGGACATTTCCTATCCTGTTAGGAATTACCGTCTAGCCTCTGCTGTTATCTTTAAGAACCAGATTGTCAGTGTAGGTGTTAACAGCCAGAAGACCGATCCTTTTCAAACGAAGTATATGAAGAACCCATTCTCCATCTACATTCATGCGGAAGTGTCTGCTGTCAAGAATGCTCTAAAAAGAATTGATTTAGACGACTTCAAGAAAAGTAGTCTGATCGTTGTTCGTATAAAAAGAAACGAAACTAACACGGCCTTTATTCCTGCTATGGCAAAGCCTTGCATGGGTTGTATGTCGTGTATATCTGAATTTGGAGTGAAACATATTCACTTCACCAACGAAGAAGGTAACTTGGTGCAGCTATGAAAGCCGAATTAGTCGATAGCATGGGTAGTGATATTTCTGTCTGTAATGCAGCAAGGGTTTCTTTTGATAAGCAAACAGACTGGGATTATTTTCATGGTGAAAAAGTTCTAAAGTCTGCTGATCTTAAACTGATCGAATATCTTGCAAAGCACAATCACTACACCCCATTCACTCATTGCACTATTACCCTGCGAGAGACTGTCCCTATTTTTGTAGCGAGACAGCGTTTCAAGCATACGGTAGGGTTCAGTTACAATGAAGTTTCTCGTCGCTATGTCGATAGTACCCCTACATTCTACTTTCCTAAAGAGTGGAGAAAGCGGGCGGAGAACAAGAAGCAGGGTAGCAGCGATGAGATTGTAGTTTACAAAGACTATCCGGTAGGTTATAGCTATGCCGTGAAAACCTGTCTAGCTGCATATGAGGCTATGCTAGAACAAGGGGTAGCTCCTGAACAGGCTCGAATGGTTCTACCACAGTCTATGTATACTTCCTATTTTGTGACTGGTTCTCTATACGCCTATGCCAGAGCCTATAAGCTACGTTCTACAGACGATGCTCAGGCTGAGATCAGAGAACTAGCCCAGCAGTGGGACACTATCCTTTCTAAACTATACCCCATCTCTTGGTCTGTGTTAAAAGAGGAACGCTAAAATGGTTGGTAGTTCAAAAATCAAAGGCACCACTAAAAACCAAATCAACAGCAGACATCTTGCTACAAGTATCGGACGGTCTAATAATGCGAAACCTAAGAATAAGCATAAGCGTAGATCGTGGAAAAAATATCGTGGGCAGGGTAATTAAGGAGAATAGCAGTGTCTAACCCACCGGACGATAAACCTAAAGATTCTAACATTGTCTTTTTCATTCAGGAAATTCTTGACAGGCACATCAAAGGTAAAGTGTCTATTGGTGCTTTGGAAAGATACGAGATGATGGAGTTAGGCTTTGATCCTAATAAACCAGAAGATGTAAAAAAGTATAAAGAGTTCATTGATTCAACATTCAAGGAGTTTATTCGGGCAACGTCTGAGAACCCCGATATGCTAGTTGATTACTTTAATGAACCGGACGACGATGACGAAGACTACGAAAAGGATATTGAGTTTATTCCCGAATTTGAACTAGACGATGACGAAGAAGAAGAAGAAGAGGAAGATAAATAAACTATGAGTAATCTCTGGGCCAAAGACAAAAAGAAACTATTCAGAGAAATCTACCACCAGTACCTAGAAGAAGGGTATGATCACAAGTTGGCTAAGAGGTTAGCCGAAGAAGAGGTGGCTGAAATACACGCTGAAGATCATAGGTTCATTCGTAACATTTTAAAAGCAGAATACGAGGACGAATAATGTCCATTTACAAACTGGTACGAAAGTCAACCTTCAAAGAAGAGTGTGTTGACTCCTGTGAATCAAGAGACGATCTTGAAACGCTTGTCTCCTCTCATCGACTCTTGACAGAACATCTTGGGTTCCTTACAAGAACACAAGAAGACGGCTTCGACGTTCTAAAGGATTCAGGGGTTGTGGTATATAAATACAGGATCAAGGAAAATGGAAAATGAAGATAGCGTTATCACTAAAGCCCATCAGCCTTGCGAGGACTGTGGCTCTAGTGACGCACTAGCTATCTATAGCGACAATCATACGCACTGTTTTAGCTGCTTAAAGACTAGGTTCCCTAAGAAATCTTTCTTTGAAGAAGTAGAGGACGACGAAATGTCAGACGAGTCGGTTGCTAAAATCTACAGTAATGATACCCAAGCCCCTGTCGTTAGGGGGTTTATCTCGGAAATTAAAGACCGTAAGATCAGTAAGGATACTTGTGAGAAGTACGGGGTCCGCATTGTCCAAGATCAAACAGGGACTGTCTCTCAGCATCTTTACCCATACTATGATCGTAACAGCAACCTTGTAGCTTTCAAGGTACGTCACGTTGCTAACAAGGAATTTGAGGCACAGCCTAGAGGTGGTTTAGGCCGTGCTATTCTTTTCGGAGAGAACACCTGCCAGCAGGGTGGAAAGTATGTCACCATTTGCGAAGGCGAGCTAGACGCGCTAGCGGCTTATGAAATGCTTGGCAGTAAGTGGCCTGTCGTCTCTATTAGGGACGGCGCTGCCTCAGCCGTTAGGAACTGCAAGAATAGCTATAGCTTTCTTAACAGCTATGAGAACATTGTTATTTGTTTCGACAACGACGAGCATGGGCGCAAGGCTGCTCAGGCCGTCGCAGAGCTATTCGAGCCTAATAAGTGCAAGATAGTATTCATGGACTTGAAAGACGCCAGTGACTATCTGAAGGCTGGCAGACGCGAAGACTTTGTGAAGGCTTGGTGGGCTGCTAGAACCTTTACTCCTGCTGGTATTATCAATCTTAAAGACTATGGCCCAGAGTTATACGATGAGAACAGCCAGCAAACCTGTCTCTATCCGTTCGACGGTCTTAACGAGAAACTCTATGGCATTCGTACAGGCGAGTTAACTACAGTTACCGCCGGTACTGGCACGGGTAAGTCCTCAGTAATGCGGGAACTTATGCACCATATTCTAAATCATACCAATGAGAATATTGGTGTTATCTCTCTCGAAGAGAATGTACGTTCGACTATTTTCCATCTTATGTCAGTGGAAGCAAATGCTCGTCTGTATATCCGAGAAGTCCGTGAGGCTTTCCCGAGGGCTGACTTAGAGAAGTGGCAGAACGCTACTGTAGGGACCGGACGCTTCTTCGCCTTCGATCACTTTGGTTCGCTAAAGACTGAAGAAATCCTTGCCCGCATTCGCTACATGATCAAGGCTCTGGACTGCAAATGGGTCTTTCTGGACCATCTTTCCATCCTCGTGTCTGGTCTTGAAGGCATGGACGAACGCCGGAATATCGACATTCTAATGACGAAGCTCCGTAGCCTTGTGGAAGAAACTAACTGCGCCTTGCTGCTCGTTAGTCATCTACGCCGCACAACTTCTGACTCCGGCCATGAGGAAGGCAAGGAAGTATCTCTTGCCCACCTACGCGGAAGCCAGTCGATTGCTCAGTTGTCTGATACTGTTATCGCCCTAGAGCGGGATCAGCAGTCCGACGATCCTAACATTGCGAATACTACTACCATTCGCGTTCTCAAGAACCGCTACGCTGGCGAGACTGGAGTAGCCTGTCACCTATTCTTCAATAAGGAAACAGGACGCTTGACAGAAGTATCTAAGTTGGGGGATAATGGTCAGGGAGATTCTTCAACAACGGAGCTATAAAATGGAAGTCGTGTTGGATATCGAGACGGATGATCTCAACGCTACTACCATCCATTGCATCGTTGCTAAGGATATCTCTACCGGAAGTATCTATACGTTTAAGAAAGAGGAGTGCTACAGGGACTTTCCAGCCTTTGCAAGGAATGTCGAAAAGTATATCATGCACAATGGTTTATCTTTCGACGCCCCTGTGCTGAATAGGCTGACAGGTGTGGGTATCAAAGTATCTCAAGTAGTGGACACTCTCATTCTGTCTCAGCTTCTCAGTCCGGTTAGAGACGGCGGGCATTCTTTGGAGTCATGGGGAGAACGGCTGGGTTTTCCTAAAATTGACTTCAAAGAGTTCTCAGAGTTTACTGAGGAAATGTTACAGTATTGCATCAACGATGTGAACCTAACTCATAGGCTCTACATCGCCCTGCTGCCAGAGCTTCGTAATATATCTACAGAGTGCGTAGACCTAGAGCATACTATTCGTGTTCTTATTAATGAGCAGGAGAAGAATGGCTTTACTCTGGATATTCAGAAAGCCCTTATTCTCATTAGTAAACTGAAAGACAGAGCCAATGCTATCGAACGGGAAGTTCAGGAAATCTTTCCTCCAATGCCCGTCGCAGTAAAAGAGGTTACGCCTAAGTTCAAGAAAGACGGCACTCTGTCTAATGTAGGTCTAAAGCATATCGGCGAAGACCTTTCGTGCGTAGCTGGTCCTCATACGTCTATTGAGTATCAGGAGTTTAACCTTCAGTCTCGCCAGCAGATCGTTCGTCGTTTGATGTTACGGGGCTGGCAACCTGAGAAGTTTACTGACAAAGGCCAAGCCACAGTAGACGAGACTGTGTTGATGGCTGTAGATATTCCAGAAGCCAAAAAGATTGCTGAATATCTATTACTAGAAAAACGAGTAGCACAGGTTCAATCGTGGCTTGATCTTGTGCAGAATGATGGAAAAGTTCATGGCAAGGTTCTCACGCTTCGCGCCATCTCGGGAAGAATGGCGCACCATAGCCCAAACGTGGCTCAGGTCCCTGCTAAATATTCTCCTTACGGTAAAGAATGTAGGGAGTGCTGGACCGTTAGCGGGCCTGATTTGGTTCTTGTTGGTTGCGATGCTTCTTCACTGGAGCTACGGGGGTTAGCCCACTATCTCCAAGACCCTAACTTTACGAAGGAAGTGGTCGAGGGCGATATTCATACTGCCAATCAAAAGGCTGCTGGATTAGAGACCAGAGATCAAGCCAAGACGTTTATCTACGCCTTCATCTACGGTGCCGGTCCTGCTAAGATTGGTAAGATTGTAGGTGGGGATGCCAATAGAGGCCGAGAGTTAATTGACAAGTTTCTAGAGAACGTCCCTGCTTTGGCAACCTTTAGAGCTAAGGTGGACCGGATTGCTAAAACAGGCTTTCTTCCGGGTCTTGATGGCAGGAAGTTAGTTGTTCGTTCTGAACACGCGGCAGTCAACCTGCTTATTCAAGGGGCTGGTGCCGTAATCTGTAAACAGTGGCTCATTGAAATACATAAGCTCAAGAAAAAACATGGGATTGATGCCCGTCTTGTAGCTTCTATTCACGATGAGTACCAGTTTGAGGTGCCTAAGTTACAGGCAGAGGCTTTTGGAAAGCTCACAAAACAAGCGATGAAGAGCGTAGAGAACATTCTAAAGGTGCGGTGCCCACTAGATAGTGAGTACCACATTGGTAATAACTGGTCTGAGACACATTAATCTTGGAGAACTTCTATGAAGTATGTTACGGTTGACGTTTATCTAGATGAGTTCAGCGACGATGAACTTATTGAAGAAGTACAAAGGCGCGGTTATGACATTGTGGACAAGTACTCTAATCTGAGTAAAGAAAGTCTTAAAAAGCTGGCAATCGAAATGTTAGTATACCGCACTAACGGAAACGAAAAAGCCTTAGACGAGTGTGTTAAAATCTTCATCGAGAGAGCTAGAGGAATTACAGTATGATTGAGGTTCCCATTTCAATTGACGATATTTATAAAGCGCGTCTTATGTCAGATGAAATGGGGCGCTTGAACAATTCCATTACTGCTGGTGGCGGTAACATCTATGGGTTTCTAGGAGAAATTCTGGTAAGTAATTACCTAGAGCTTCCTTTAGGAAATACTTACGACTATGACATGAAGACGGCGGCGGGTAAGACCCTAGACGTAAAGTCCAAGCGTTGCACAAGTAAGCCTAAGCCTACCTACGAATGCTCCGTAGCAGCTTTCAACACCAAGCAACGCTGTGATTACTATGTCTTTACCCGTGTTCTTTCGTCCTTGACAAAGGGTTGGCTTTTGGGTTATAAATCTAAAGAGGAATACTTTTCTAAGGCTAACCTGCTCAAGAAGGGAACACTTGACCCCTCCAATAACTTCACTGCAAGGGCCGATTGTTACAATCTTGAGATTAGTTCTTTAGATAGTATGGAAGATTTGAAAAAACTATTGACAACTTCTTCCAAGTAGAGTAACTTACTATTTCTAATAGAGCTAAATGCTCATCTGAACAGGAGACTGAAATAATGACTGAGAACACCGAAACTACCCTAAAGAAATCCAAGTACCGTATCATTACTGGTAAAGTTTATTGGGCAGCATTAGTAGAGCCTAATACAACCTATGAGCCGACTTGGCGAGTGGATGTTGTTCTTGATCCAGCTACAAAGAAAATCGTCGAAGGCGATGGTCTGACTATCTACAACAAAGGCGATGATCGCGGCGACTATATCTCTCTAAAGCGTAAAGTGTTTAAGAACGATGGTTCTAAGCGCGAGGCTCCAGAAGTTGTGGACGCACAGACAAAGCGTTGGAACGGTCAGCTTATCGGAAATGGTAGCCTTTGCAACATTAAGTATAAGCCCTATGACTGGAACCGTAACGGCAAGTCCGGTTTCTCAGCAGAGCTTGTAAGTGTTCAGGTTATTGATCTGATCCCTTACTCGAAGGGCTTTACTCCGGTTGATGGTTATTCAATCGAAGACGAGAAAGAAGTCGTAAACCTGTAAAGTAAGCGTAACACGGGGCTATCGTTTTTGGATAGCATTCGTTGGTGGGTGTAGGAGTGGGACCACCAACACTATAAAGTGGACATATTACACAAACTAAAGAGGCTAACACCATGATTTCTAACGAACTTCGTATCCTAAAGGCGCTACGTCAACGTCGCCGCGTTACTCGTAAGACTGCTATCGAGAATGGCTGGGCAGAGAACCTAACTGCCACCATTTCCCGTCTTCGTGCTTTTGGCTTTGTAATCGAAGCCCTTCGCGCCAAGACCCCAGAAGGCGAGATGTATACCCGTTATCGTCTGGTATCTTCTCCTAAGAATAGCCCGCTACTGGCTAAGGCCGCTTAAGGCCTAGGCAGGGGCAACAGTTAATGAAAAACATCGACACGCTAGTAGAGGACATCTATACCCTCTTCACAAGCGACTCAAAAACAACAATAAAAGAAGAAGACCTAAAAGAGTTTGCCGATGGTGTTTCAAAGGCTGTTGCCTCTGCTCTTTCTCGCAGTCGTAAGGAACGAAACAATCTTCGCCTGTCTATGATCGGTCAGCCAAACAGAAAAGTTTGGTATGAGATTAATGGCGCTCCTAAGAGAGACCTTACTGGTCCTACACTCATTAAGTTTCTGTACGGCGATATTCTAGAACAGCTTCTTATTCTGCTAACTAAAACCGCAGGACATACGCTAGAAGACCCTCAAAAGGAAGTGCAGGTCAATGGCGTTGTAGGACACCACGATGCTATCGTAGATGGTGTTATGGTTGACTTTAAGAGTGCTTCACCATTTAGCTTTAAGAAATTCAAAGAGAACACTGTAGCAAACGACGATCCGTTTGGCTATGTAGCGCAGCTTTCTTCTTACGCTAAAGCCTCTAACAAAACGAAAGCAGGGTTCATTGCCATTGATAAGGTGGGCGGAGAGATTGCCTTTGCTCCCCTTCACCAAATGGATATGATCAATCCAGATATTCGCATCGATGAGCTACGGGCAATGCTCGAAGACCCAATGCCTCCTGAGAGATGCTACGAGCCTGTCCCAGACGGTAAGTCTGGTAATATGAAGCTGGCTGTAGGGTGCAGCTTCTGTGACTTTAGGGACCATTGCTGGGGTTCTGCCAACGGCGGTAAGGGTATCAGAACATTTACTTATTCTACAGGCCCTCGTTACTTAGTAAAAGTCATCAACGAGCCTGATGTACCCGAAGTAACTGATGCCTAAGAAGTTTAGATCAGGGTCTGAGGAGAGGTTATTCAGTTTTCTAAAGAGTAATAAAATAACCCATAGATACGAACCCTACAAAATACCTTTTAAAGTATCTCTAGTTCGTAAGTATCTCCCAGACTTTGTTCTTGCTAACGGAATTATTTTAGAAGTTAAAGGACGCTTCACCACAGCAGATAGAATGAAGCATCTCTACATCCGAAAAGATAATTTATTTCTCGATATTCGCTTTGTCTTCGATAACCCCAAGTCCAAACTCTATAAAGGGTCTAAGACAACTTACGGGGATTGGTGCGATAAACACGGGTTTGAATATTGCTCCAGTAAAGATGTTAATGTAATTTTAAAATGGGCTAAAGAAAAACTTGAGTAATAGTAAGATTAATCTTGACTTAGAGGAATTTATAGATCATAACGCTCCCCCAGAAAAACTTCTTTTTCTATGCGTTCTTCTACAAGCGATCCTCGATGCAACTAAACCGCAATCAGACAATGAGCCTGAAGAAGAGGTCGTCGCAAGACGAAATGCTCAGGCTTGGTTCTTTGCCTCAGTAGGTGTTACGGCAGAGGATTTTCTAACTGTCTGCGATCTTGCTGGTGTAGACTCTAAGAAAATGCGAGGCTTTGCTTTTAAGGTTCTTCGGTCTAAAGAAGTTAACTACGTTAGAAAAAGAATCAATACCGTTCTGTCTTTCAAATAGAGGACTGCTGATGTCAAAAGTGGAAGAACTGCCTGTGTCAAGAGAACCTGATTACTCTTTCAACGAAGATATGATTTTGGTAGATATCAAGAAGTATATCGACCAGACGTATACACAGCACTATGCCTCAAGTAACTACCAAGCTACGGATACGATCATCGACGCTGGCTATGGCGATGGTTTTATTATGGGAAACATTCTAAAGTATTGGAAGCGTTACGGTAAAAAAGAGGGTCGCAACAGAAACGACTTGTTGAAGATCATCCACTATAGTATAATGATGCTTTCCCTTCACGATAAAACTTATCGGCAACCTTGATCTAAGGAGACAGCATTATTATGTCAAATTACCTTCCAACAGACTATCAGAATTTCATTGCTTTATCTCGCTACGCTCGCTGGCTACCTGAACAGAATCGTAGAGAGAGTTGGTCTGAAACGGTAAAGCGGTACATTGATAATGTTGTCCGCCGTGTAATTTCGGATGACGAAAAGACGATCAATACTCTAGAGAAAATGATCCTTAATCTGGAAGTCATGCCCTCTATGCGTATGATGATGACGGCTGGCTCTGCGCTGGACAGGGATAACACCTGTGCCTACAACTGTTCTTACATGCCTATCGACGATCCTAAAGCCTTCGACGAGGCTATGATGATCTTGCTGTGTGGGACGGGTGTTGGCTACAGTGTAGAATCTAAGTATACGAATAAGCTACCAGAAATCCCTGAAAAACTCTTCGTCTCAGAAGATGTTATTAAGGTGCATGATTCTAAGGAAGGATGGGCCAAAGCCTTCCGTAAACTACTGGCAATGCTCTATAGCGGCGAAATCCCTAAATGGGATGTGTCTGGCGTCCGTCCTTCGGGTGCCCGCCTAAAGACTTTCGGTGGCCGTGCGTCAGGTCCTGAGCCTCTTGTAGAGCTATTCAAGTTCTGTGTTGAAACCTTTAAGAAAGCCGCTGGCCGCAAGCTCAGTACTCTTGAGTGTCATGACATTATGTGTAAGGTGGCAGATATTGTAGTGTCTGGGGGTGTTCGTCGTTCGGCAATGATCAGCCTATCCGATCTTCAGGACGATCATATGCGCCGCGCTAAAAGCGGTGAATGGTGGACCTATTCTCCGCATCGCGCCCTTGCCAATAACTCGGCTATCTACGAGGAAAAGCCAGATACAGAGACTTTCATGCGCGAGTGGCTGTCTCTTGTAGAAAGCAAGTCTGGCGAACGCGGTATCTTTGCCCGCTATGCAGCAATCAAGCATGCTGAAAAGAATGGCCGTAGAGACACAGATTATGAGTTTGGCACCAACCCCTGCAGCGAGATCATTCTCCGCCCCTATCAGTTCTGTAATCTAACTGAGGTGGTTGTTCGTCACTCAGATACAGAAGAGAGCCTAAAGAAAAAGGTATGGGCAGCTACTGTTTTGGGAACCATCCAGTCTACCTTCACAAACTTCCCCTATCTGCGTAAGATTTGGAAGCGGAATACCGAAGAGGAACGGTTGCTAGGCGTCTCTCTGACCGGCATTATGGACGCACCTATCACCAATAATCCTTCTGCTGAACTTCTTCGCGCCTTACGCGACCATGCCGTAGAAGTAAACAAAGAATGGGCTGCCAAACTTGGTATTCCTCAGTCTACAGCCGTTACCTGCTGCAAGCCGTCAGGCACGGTCAGCCAGCTAACAGACGCCTCCAGCGGCATTCATGCCCGCCATAGCCCCTACTATGTTCGCACAGTTCGCTGTGACATTAAAGACCCACTAACCAAACTAATGGCTGATGCTGGTATTCCTAACGAGCCAGAGAAGTTCCATCCTGACAGGGTTGTAGTTTTCTCCTTTCCAATGAAGGCTCCCAAAGGGGCGGTTACTAGAAATGACATGACTGCCATCGAGCAGCTAGAGATGTGGAAGACTTACGCCTTGAACTGGACGGAACACAAACCCTCTGTCACAATCTCCGTAAGGGACCACGAGTGGGTTGCCGTAGGTGCTTGGGTATACGAGAACTTTGATATTTGTTCTGGTATTTCCTTCCTGCCACACTCGGATCATATCTACGATCAAGCCCCCTATCAGGACTGCACAGAAGAGGACTACCAAAACCTAGCCGCTAAGATGCCCGCAAGTGTTGATTGGTCGCGTATTTCCCAGTATGAGAACCAAGACAACACGACAGGAAGCCAGCAGCTTGCCTGCACGGCTGGCGTCTGTGAAGTCGTAGACCTAGTTCAAGGATAATAGCCGTGAAAATCGAAATTCCCGCTAATTTTAAAGAAGAGGTCGTACTTGCCTCTCTGGAAGAATGTCTAACTGATGTAACGAAAACTCTGTCAGACCTTAAAGAAAAGGGTAAAAAGAGAAAACTTACAAAGATCGAGAAAGAAGATGTCAAATACTTTACCGATCTTTTTAAGGCCCTGCTAGTGGTTCTTAGCTACTACCTTCCTCAAGATGAGGCGAGTAAACTTATAAAGGCTTGTAGTGAAATTGCGGGTGTAGCTCAACGGTAGAGTTCTAGCCTTCCAAGCTAGCTGTAGGGGTTCGATTCCCCTTACCCGCTCCAAATTAAAAAGTACTTGACTAACCTGTAAATCCCGTAGTATAATTTACTAAAATAACAGGAAAGAACTATGTTCAACAAACTTCCGACTATCTACATTGGCTATGATCCTACTGAAGAACTGTACTGCCATGTTCTGAAGAAGTCTATCGAAAGCCATACCAAAACCCCCTATAATATTGTGCCTATTGTTCAGTCGGAGGTTCGCAGAGCCGGTCTCTATTGGCGTTCGGGAGAGCTAACAGAGACTGGCGTTGTCGATACTTTCGATAGGAAGCCCTTCTCTACAGAGTTTAGCTTTACTCGCTTTCTGGTCCCTATGCTAAACCAGTATAGCGGACTAGCCTTGTTCATGGACTGCGATATGTTTGTCCGTTCCGATATCGATGAAATCTTCGATACGGCAGGAGCGAACAGCAGCGTAGCTATTAGCTGCGTTAAACATGACTACCACCCATCCGACACATCCAAGATGGGGGGTAAGGTTCAAACAGTTTACTCCAGAAAGAACTGGTCATCTTTTGTCTTATGGAACTGTGATCATCCTGCGACTAAAGAACTGACCGTTGGCGATGTTAACACGAAGTCAGGTTCGTGGCTACACTCTTTCTATTGGCTAGAGTCCGAGCATATCGGTTCTATCAGCCATGAGTGGAACTGGCTTGATGGGCATAGCCCCGAGAACGTAGAGGCTAAGAATGTACATTTCACAACCGGCGGTCCAATTTATAAAGATTGGAAGCCTTCACGCAACATCGATTCTAAATATGTCAAAGAGTGGAAAGACTTTTATTTAGGACATTTAAAGGTAGAAAAAAAGAAATATGATTAATGTTGTAACTTCATTTAGTTCAGACGGATATAAAACTTACGCCAAGAATATGCTCCTTTCAGTCATTAAGAACTGGAAGAATGATTTAAAACTAACAGCATATTATCATGACTTTCCAGAAGACTTGATAAAAGACCTTCCTAAATCTCCACTTATTGAATATCGTAATCTAAACGATATCAAAGATATGCTAGACTATCGAGAGCGTATGAAGCAGTATGACGGTACTATGGGAGGAAAGACCCCGTACAACTGGCGTATGGACGCTATCAAATGGTGCCACAAAGTCTATGCTATGACAGACTGTGCGTTCCGTCTAGCAGACGAGAAGAAGAAGGCAGGATGGCTTGTCTGGCTGGATGCCGATACCGTAACAACAAAGCCTCTTTCAGCAGAGCGCCTAGCGCCCTTCCTACCCGAGAAAGCAGAGCTAGCTTATTTAGGGCGAAAAGATGTAGACTACAGTGAAACTTCTTTTGTAGGTTTCAATCTTAGTAAAGAATCTCCTCTACTTCTTCTGGGCGATCTTCGAGGATGCTATGACATTGGAGAAGTTATCTCTTACAGAGAGTGGCACGATGGCTTTATCTTTGATCGTCTACTAAAGATTTATATGGCTCATGGGCTACTTGTCCATAATCTAACACCCAATGTTACTGGCCTAGCGGCATTCCAACAGTCTCCTCTTGCCCAGTATATGACACACTTCAAGGGCAATCTTAAGAACCCCATTCCAGATAGTGTAGCTCCTGACGTAAACCTACCAAGATATAAGCAGTTGGCTACACTTGTACGTACCTATGCTAAAAATAAGATTGTGGAAGTGGGTACATGGAATGGTGGTAGAGCCATTGAAATGTCCCTAGCGGCCTTCGAGAAGCATAACAAAGTTCACTATGTAGGCTTTGATCTTTTCGAGGAAGCCACAGCAGAATCGGATAAAGTAGAACTTAATTCTAAAAGACATAATACTTTTACATCTGTTAAGAACCGTCTCTCTGAGTTCGGAGAGAAGATGAAGGCGCAAGGCAAAACATTTACATTTGAGTTATACAAGGGTGACTCTAAGAAGACCCTACAGAAGGCTAAGAAATCTCTTCAGAATGTTTCCTTTGCTTATATCGATGGTGGACATAGTGAAGAAACGGTACGAAGTGACTATAAGTATTTAAAGCATTCGCCAATCGTCGTCTTTGACGATTACTTCTCAAAAGACATTGATGGGAATATTCTCGGTGAAGAACATCAAGGAACTAACAGATTATTTGAGGAGCTTAAGGCTAATAAGAAGGCTAAACAAACGTGCATCGTTCTACCGTCTAACGATAGAGTGCAAGGTGGTGGAATTACGCATCTGGCTGTGTATGTTCAAGATACTGCGCTCCCGCCTCTACCGCAAGAACTTCTAAGGATTCCTATTGTTGTACGCCCTAAGGATTGTATGCCAAAGGACTACATTATCAACAATATTAATGAGAACATTAAACTCATTAAGAAGTGGGGAATTGCTCGCAACTGTAATCCAAATCCAGAACATGCGATCATTGTATCGGCAGGACCTTCTCTAGACTACGATGAGCTACGTCGCGTTATTAAAGAAACTAAGGGCGTTGTTCTATCTGTCAAGCACAGTTATCCGCACCTTCTAAAAGAGAAAATCCCTCAGTGGGGCTGCATCATTCTAGACCCCCGTACAATTGACGGAGTGTCTACTCATGGCATTGTACGCAAAGAACTCTTTGCTAAGGTAGACAAGAAGACTAACTTCTTTGTAGCCTCTATGACCGATCCTTCCGTTACTAAATATCTGATGGAACGGACGGATAATGTACATGGCTGGCATGCCTACTCGGAAGCTATTCGAGAAGCATCGAAAGACCCCAGAACATTTGCCATTGACAGCAAGGCGAAGCTATCTAAGGACACCACCTTCGTTACAGGTGGAACCTGTGCGGCTATGCGTGGGGTTGGTCTTATGCACATTCTAGGCTTTAGAAACTTCCATCTATTCGGATTTGACTGCAATATTCCGAAGATGACTGCTAAGATGAAGGAGGAGAAGCTAGACGGCAAGCCTAAACATATGCCTGTAGAAACGAACGGTAAGAAGTTCTGGACAACAGGAGAGCTTCTAGCTATGGCACAAGACTGTGAACGCTTATTCAACAATGCTCAGGTTGATGCTAACATTCAAGTATATGGAAGAAATACGTTAGTGCATGAAGTCTTTAGAAACTCGCACCACGCAAAACTTCCCTACTATCTTGATTACTTTAAGTAAGTAGTATGAAAAACAAAAGGCCAGAAGTCGGTTTACTAGAGAAGCATGAGAAGTTTGCTCAAGCTTATGTTATCTATCGTAATGCGACGGAGGCTGCTAAGGTAGCTGGCTATTCTCCAACTTCTGCCCATAATCAGGGCTGCCGCTTGGCTAACGATCCTCGTATTAAGAACAGGATCGAGGAGTTGGAGAAAGAGCTTGAGACCCGTATTAATGTTATTGAGGAGATCGAGCAGCAGTATGTAGCGGCTAAACAGAACAATCATACCAATACTGCGCTAAAGGCCCTAGAGCTTCTCTCTAAAGTCAATACGAAAAAAGAAGAGATTGTTCCATCTACTATTCTGGAACTTGAGGCGGATATTGTTAAGTATCTTGAGATTTTGGGGGAAGAGAGAGCAAGTAAGATATTCTTAGAATGCTCTTGGTTTAAGGGGGTAGAACAAGAAGAAACGGAGGATGCCGATATTACTACCGACGATCCTCCGTCAGATGAAGAAGACCTTGAAGATTCAGGTCTTTCCCCTTCCCCACCTATTCCTTCTTCTGGCTCGCGGCAATAATCTTATTCTTTTCTGCACTACCTGAGCTACTACCAAAGTAGTAGGAAACTACTGTACTAGCAGTACCCCCAAGCCAGCCGATAGCAATGTTGATAAAGCCAATATCAGCCATACGTGCCTGTGGCAGAAATGTTACAAGGCCAATGTAGGAAAAGAAAGACACGAGAGTAATGAAGCCTAGAATGGCTGGCATTCTATCTTTAAGGGCTATCTCTCGTTGTCTGGCTGAATCCCTGTCCCCAGCAGAAATACGCTCTAGATCGATGTCTAGGGCCTTCATTTGTACCTTAAAATCAGCATCTACTTTCTTAAGAGCCGCTAGCTGTTCTGGCGTAGCGTTGGCTAGGGCTGCCGACATCTCTTCCTCAGAACCGTCTGGCCTGCCCAGTAGAGCTTCACTGAGAGCCTTTGCCGCCATGCCGCCTAAAGGACCACCCAAAGCCGTCCCTAATGCGGGGGCTACAATGCCTAATACATCTTTTGCTAGCTTACCTAAGTCCATTTAATAACTCCATATTGTAGGTCTTAATACCGAAGAACTACTTTCCATAGTATCCAGATGAATAAATCTTTTAGCTGGACCACCCTTCTGGGACACACCAATGCCGGTAAAGCCTAGCTGGAGAGCTAGGTGTACGATCCTGTAGGCGTCTGTGCCATACACAAGGATATCCACAGCCTTACCATAGATATGAGGGGATTGAGGAGCGCCACCAACAGAGGCGTTATGTTCCTTACTTCTATAGGCAGAAGAGAGAGTAATTGGTTTACCATACTGTTTTCTAAGCTGGAGGAGCTTCTGCATGAAAGCTTCGTCCATAGCGCATTCTCCAGAGGCTTTGCACTTCAGTTCGTCTCTGCTGAAGAACTCCCAACTACCTTGTTCCGGCATCTACAATTCTTTCTAATAGCTTATCAAGCTTACTATCCAGACGATCAAGACGATCTAGAAGCTTCTCCATGTCCCGATCTACATCGATCTTAAGAGCATACTCTCGTGCCATCTCTTCTCTAGTAATTGAAATGATCTTCTTAGTGTCGGAAATCTCAGAGTTAACGCCCCTAACCCACCACACGATAAGTCCGGCTACACCACTAAGAATTAAATTCCAAATTAAATTGATATCTGGCACGACTATTCACCCCTATCTTTAATTTTTGTTAATGGTGTCTTTTTCAAATCACTATACAAATCAATATAATTTTTAAAATCGTATTGCGGGTTTAGTGTTCTAACCATATTTATCGTATCTTCAGATAGCTCAAAGGGTGAATACATATCATTGTAAGCAGCCCTAATTTCGTCTATCTGCTTTCTATTCAACTTGTCTAAAGGATATCTTCCCTGTCTAGAAAAACCTCTAGCAATGTCTTCTTCTGTAAGTCCCAGCCTCTTAAACATTTCTGTATATTCTTTTAAAAGTAACTTTTTATCTACGTCCTTTTTAAAGTCACGCTTAAGAATTTTGTCAACTTCTGGGAAGTCTTCTGGTAAAAGGTTTCTACGAGTAATAGCTTCTTTAAACTTATCACCGGACGTATCAATGTCTTTTAAGATGGGCTGTAAGATGCTTCTCGTATTTGAAGTTAAATCTAACGTATTCTTTTTTACTCCGGCAATATCTAAAAATAAATTTGGATTTAAGGCGCTATCGTAGTCGCTAATCTCCCTACCGGTTCTTTCCATGAAGACGGCCTCCGAAAGGGGAACACCTAGTTGCTTTGCTTTAGCTTCTTCAAACTGATATCTTTTTGTAAGTAATGACGCAAATCCCGGATCAAATACAGCGCCCAATGTAGCAGCGCCCTGTACTAGAGGTGCGTCAGGATCAATATCAAAAGCACGAGCAATTCCTTTGATGGTTGCTCCTAAGGCCGTACTTTCAGGATATATTTTTAATTGCTCAGGATCACCTGAAGACATTGCTATTAAACCTTCAGTAAGCATGGACGTACCAACATAAGGAGATACAACTCTATCAAGCATAGAAAGAGCCGCTTGTTGGGTTATTTTTTCTGTGTCAGGAGTTTTTCCTGAAAGGTTTCCTATAGTTGAGTGTAATGCTTTAGCTGCTAGCCTAATACTTTCAAATGGGTTTACTGCGCCAAGCATAACTCTTTCAACTTCCTTTGTACCCCTCTCCTTATTTTCTTTAATAGGGCTTAGGAAAATTTGATTAGTACCTTTAAAGTAAGGCTTATCAACAGCTTTAATGGCTTCTAGTTGTTCATCAGTAATCCCATAAATTTGAGCCGATACGCTTTCAAGAATGTCGGGCAAAAGACCACCAACAAATGTAGTACCCGCTAGTCTTTTTAAAGCAGCGGCACGAAGTACCTGATTACCGCTTGCTAAATCATCTAAACTATACTTGACTAAATTTTTAGAAATTCTAACCATTTCAGCAGCAAAGCCGACAAAGCTGCCGATAGGCGCAGCGCGGAGAGCCTGAATAGCTTTAGACAGCATAAAGTAGTTAGGCATCAAGTCCCTTGTTCTCTGCGCCGCCATATCAGCTATTTCTTTTTGTGTCAGATTCGGAAAAGCACTTCTAAGATAGTCCTTTGTTCTTTCGTAATGAACAATTTTAAAAAGACTATCTTCCCCTTCATATAGTTTTGTAATTTTGTTATTTGTAAGTGTATTTGTAAATTTAGAAATATCTGAAACACTTTGTAAATTTCTTCTCATTGTGTTTGTCTGCACACTAGAGGATACTACACCAGCCCTTTCTAGTTCTCCAAGATACATACCTAAGTCTTTATTTGACATCCCTTTTAACTTGGAAAAAACTGCTTGGAAAGCTGGACTAAATCCTTTTCCAAAAAATGGGTTCATACCGTTAGCCGCGAGTAGAGCCATGTTGCCGATTATGTTGTTTCCATGCGTTCCCGGATTATAAGCCGTTTTAGCTAATTGTGATGCACCCTTTGCTGCTGCAAAGACATTGAGAAAGGAAGGTAGGTTATCGTAGTTATTGAAATCCTTTAGAGCATCATAGTAATTAGGATCAATATAGATACTCCTTGCTATGGGGTTTTGAATATATTTTTCAGCAGCTTGTGGCGAGAAAATTCCCTTAGCATGTTCTAAAGCTAGGCTCCTTAAGTCTCCACGACCCTGTGCGGCGCTTTGTCTAATAACCTGATTTGTCCCAACAAAGTGATTTGCAATATCGGACATAAAATCATGTTCCGCTTTCATTTCTGCTAGCTTAACATAAGTTTTGGTGTAGTTTACAAAGGGGTCTTTAACTTCTCCCCATAATGCTCTAATGGCTGGATCAATATTTTGTCTTTTCATAGCAGATTTAGCTGTTCCAGCAAACGCACCACCACCCACCTTTCCTGTTAAAATATCAAAAAAGGCATCTTTTTCTTTATTATTAACAAAAGCTAATTCAGAAAGTTTATCGAGAATTTCATCAGAAGTTGCATTAGGGAATTTAGCTCTCAAAACATTTGCTACATTATCTAAGTTCTGTTGCATTTCTGGATCAGATAAATTTTTACCCATACGGTAATCTTCAAACGCTTCTTTAACTTTTGAAGAATAGTCTAGATCATCATAAATTTTATATGATCTAGTTAAAACAACGTCATTGTTAAGAAACTTATAACTTAATGCACCTTTAAAAACATTGTTACCAAGATGGTCAGAGAACCTTCTTTTGTTATCTACCATTTCTTGAACAATGCTACGCATTTCTGGGCTTAGAGAACCAATTGCAGCAGAATCTCCAGCTAGAGCCAGATTTAAAAGTTCTTCTCTTTGATCTGTGGGTAGAGCAGCAAGGGGGGTGTTTCTTGCCTTAACTTCTTTTTCAACAATTTTTTTTAGGTCATCAGCATATCCGTTCGCTTCTTCTAAAGCCGCACGAGCTTCGTTGTCCCTTTTTAGAACAATATTAAGAGCGCCGTCATCTAATCCTCTTCTAGACGAGAAGTACTTACTTCCTAATTTAGAAACTGTTTGTCCAACCTTTGTTCTATCAAAAAGCTTTTTGGCTCCCAGAAGACCTGCGAAGCCGCCAGCAAAAGCTGTCTCATACCCCAGATTTTTTAAAAGTTCATCCGCATACATTTGAAGTTGTGGGTTTTCTGGATTATTCTCTAATTCCTGAAGAAGTTGTTCTCCTTCTGGAATACTATTTAGTTTTTCTAACGCATACTCTTGCTGATCTGTCAATGCTGTTTCAGTCAAAGCAGCGGCACCGATGCCTCCAGCTACATTTCCATACGTTAAGTTTCTAAATCCCGGAAGAGTTTTAGAAAGGGGAGCGGCTAAACGAGTACCGCCTAAAAGAGCCTTAGAACCATATTGTATGACTTTTAGTACAGGACCGAAACCAACAAAGAAGGACGCAACCTTTCCCCCAATATCCTCCGCCTCCCCTAAAAGACCATCGCCATGATAAGGGTCTAAAAATCTTTCAGCTTCATCTAAAACAGCATTAGTCGGCTCTTCTCCGAAAACTGTAGACGCTACATTTTTAATATTTTCTTTTAGGTCAACACCTGTAAATGTTTTAGTAAGGTCTTGTACAGCACCTAAAACCTCGCCAGCAGTTCTTCCTCCAAATCTCTGTGCTGCTCCAAAAGCTCCTATATCGGACAAGGGCCTAAAATCAGTAACTCCGGCCTTGCGTTCGTCGTCATATTGTTTATAGGCAGAGAAAAACTCTGTGGGATCAATACCCTGCTGACGCAAGAAGTTATCCTGAAGTGTTTCGTCTTGACGAACTTCAGGAAACTCCTTGACTAAATTTTCAAAGCTTTCTCTAGCTTTTTGAAAAGTACTTGTTCTAATATCCATTTTTAAACTGTAAAGGTGATTTAAGAGCTTCTTCTAACTTTCTTATGCCGACTACATCCTTTGTGTAATTATCATACAGTTTTTCTAGTAACCTTGCTTCTTCAGTTTTATAGTCTCCTATATCCGTCATAATACTTGGATTGGTCTTTTGAATATAATCTCTAATTCTTATTTTAAGCTGACGGGGCAGAGCAACTGGTAAATCAAAGCCAGACGGTACTTTAAATTTATTGGCAAGTTCTTTTGTTATCTCTGCTACGGGTATACCAAATTCAGTTTCTCTTGAAGTTCCGCGCGGTGTTGCATAGTAGTCTGCTTTTGCTAAATTTTCTGCGCGAGCCGCTTGGGCTGTAGCTTGGGATTCTTGAGCTTTTGTAACTCCAGAACCAAGAGTATATTCAGTTGCCAGAGCTTTGCCAACAGCATTGATCTGTTTTTCTTTATTAAGCAGTGCTTCCTTAGCGGCCTCAAATTTACGTTTAGCTTCGTCATTGCTAATGTCAAATTTCTTAGCAATTAAGCTTAGTTTTTTATCTGAGATTGAAGACAGTTCTTTTCTTTGGTCTTTAATAAGTCTTTGCTGTTCATCTACAAGTTTCGAGAAATCTTCGGTAGAGTTACCGAGAGCCCTAGACAAATCAACCATAAATCCACCAGTTTCCTTTGGAGAGGCAAAAGAAAAGGCAGTCTTGGCTAGAGTCAGCCAAGTCTTTTTATCAATAGCCTCTTTTCCAGATTCAAATTCTTTTTTGACCTGTTCTTCTTCTTCCTGAATTTTACGTCCTCTTTCTGAGAACATGCTCATAAGTTCATTGTAGCCTTCTTGGTCTGTTCCATATTTATCGGCAGCCTCTTGTTGCTGTTTGTAGACTTCCCGCAAACCAGCTTCTCTATCTTTTTCTGTTTTAATAAGTTGTTCTCTAGCTGCGGTACCCTCCTCAGATGTTTCATAAAGAGCGGGGCCAAAAATTATCTTTCTTTGCTCTTCCCTACTAAGAATAGGCGGTTCTGCCAACACTACTGGTACTACTGATCCTTCTGCTCCTCCTCCTCCTCCTGCCGGTGGTCCTCCTGCCGGTGGTCCTCCTGCCGGTGGTCCTCCTGCTCCTCCTCCTCCTGCTTGAGGTCCTTCTGCTTGAGGTTCTTTTGCTCCTTCTAGTGCAGCAGCCCTACCACTATCAGCGTTTCCTGCTCCTACTCCTGCTGTTGATGTAGGGGTTCTTACAAAATACCTATTAGCTACATTAATCGCAGGACCAAAAACAGGTACTGTTCCTCTAACCAGTTCTTGAGTTAAGCGGGGTGTATCTACTTGAGGAGTTGGTACCGCAGGACCTTGTGGTTGAAAATCGGTTGCTGTTGTTTGATCAGGCTGTCTTGGGGAAAGAGGAATATAAGCGGTACGTTGAATATCTCCTTTTGTTATTTGTCTGACTTGACCAGAAGGAAGAGTAATATAAGCATACCCTAGCCTGTCAATATCTTTTAAGGCTGCGGTTTTTTTATCCTCAGGAAGTCCTAATTGATCCAGAATAGAACCACCTTTTTGCATTTTAACGGTTTTTCCGCCATGCTTACGTCTTACAATAATAGAAGCAAGACCTTTACCGTCACCAACTTTACCGCCCTCATTAAATAGACCAAAGGATTTACCCAAAGCCGCAGTACCTACACCAAGACCAGTAATCTGCTGGAGAGTAGAAGGTGCTGGAGTATATTTTGTTACTGTTGTATTCGGGTCCATAGCATAACCGCGAATGATCGAAGAGTACTGCTGTAGGGTTTGTTCTGGGAAGGCTTTCTCAGCCTCGAACTGCTGACGAGCAATATCAAGTGCAGCCTGAGATTGTGCCTGACGCATACCACCAGCTTGCTGCAAGGCCCCTAGCTCTTGTAGCCCTGTAGAAACGGCAGTAGGAGCCATCTGAGCAAACTGCGCTCCGCCTGCTAGCTGACGCTGGCGCTGTTCTGCAAGCCTACGTTGGGCATCTTCATAGGCACCGGCAAGACCGCGAGCCTGAATATCACCCAACTGTGTCTGTAGATTACGGGCAGCTTCTGCTTCTAGAATAGCCTGACGAGAACCGCCAAAAGCTCCTCTTTGAACAGCTTCCGAAGCTAGTTGTTGTCCTGATACATCAGCTTGACGGCGAGCCTCACGTTGCTGAATGTCTACAACCTGCTGCATGTAGGGAGACATATACTGAGAAACTTCTTCGCCTGTGGGGGTCATAGCTGAAGCGGCAGTAAGACGAGCGGCAGGGTCTAGATACTGCTGGCTAGTGCCGACAAGCCCAGAAATACCCTGCATAGCTCTTTGTTGCTCTGGAGTAAATTCTGCAAGCTGCTGTCCTTGATAAGGACGATATCCTTCTTCTGTGCGCTTCTCCTGAATAGCTTGAGATTTAGCAAGAATATCTGTAATATAAGGTTTTAATTCAGCAGGAATTTCCATTGTTTGAGATGTCGAAGAAGGGGCTGGCGCAGGAGAGCCCCCTCCCTTACCATACTGACGCAGACCTGTAATCTCGTTGACAGTTCCAGAACCGCCAAGAGCTTTAAGAATAGCAGCTTCTTGAACATTAATATGAGCAAGCTCAGTATCTCCATCTGTGCCATGACCGGATAGATCGTGGTAGAGACAGTTGAGTAGCTCAATCTTATCCCTTACGGATAGTTCCGAAATTTCTGTCTTGAGGTCTTCAATCATCTTTTTAAAGTTCCTTAACTAAAACGGTTACGTATTTCCTGTAACCCAGCTTGTTTAAGATTTTAGTCCAGCCTTCACGACCGGCACATTCAATATATTTAATTCTATTTTCTTTACAGAACTTCTCTAGAGGTTCTGACCAAGAATCGAGCCAGTTTTCTAAAGTGTGTGGCTCTGCACCAGTCAAATGGATTTGTAGATGTTTTTGATTTGGGTAAACGACGATCTGGGTTGTAAAGGCCAGTTCGATCCTTTTTTCCTTTTCGTTAAGACCTAACCAAAGCTGTTGCTGGTCACATCTTAAGTACTGTTTAACATCTTCCATTAGGACTTCGCCAACATTAGTTTCAATGGCTTTTTGCAGAAGATGTTGAATATGCGGAAATACTGCGTCTATATACTGTCGTTCTACTCTATATACGATCATACATTTATGCGACGAGGCTAGCTAATCCCCCGTCACCCTTTGTTTCTTTTTGTTGTTTTTCTGTGCCAAAGGCTTTTTTACGAGATTGTTTTACGAACATATCAATCTTATTAGCACCTGCTTCTGAAGAGCCATTACCAATAATTGCTACAACATCTGC